TGCCGTTCAGGTTCTTGGAATTGACCACGCGGAGTATCACGAGCGTACCGACACCGCCGCCGCTGGCCTCCACATACCACTGCAGCCCCTGGGCCACGTTGTCGATCTTGAGGGTGACGTTCGGGTCGGATCCGTCACTGTCTTCGGATGTTTCCCCGATGTTGAACGGAAATGCCTGGTACAGCTGACCCTTCCAGGTCACATCCTCGTTGTTGTAGCAGATATACACCGTGTTCTGCAGCCGGATCTCCAACAGGATAAGGAAACAACTGTCGGTGGACAGCTTGTTCTTTTCCGCCTTTGAAATCGCAGAGATGGAAAGCATGGCTCACACCTCCGTCAGTTCAATCGACCCGGACCAGTAGTGCAGCGCCTCGTTTGTCCACTTGCCCACGTTCGTGATACGCACCTCCACCACTTCCGCACCGCCCTGGTCATCCACGGAATCCGTGTTCGTCCAATTAAATGACCGTGCCGAGAACGACACGGTCTGTGAGATAAAATTCATCAGGGTTATATACTGTTCCCTGGGAATATGGTGCCATTTCAGCGTCCATTTCCGCCGGCTCTTTGTGAATTTCCGTCTGGACTGCTGGGAACCGTCCTCGAACTTGCTGATGATGGAATTGTTCTCATATTCGCATTCAAACGGCCAGGCCGGCGGGTCTATGGATGCCGGAAAATTAACTGCCATCAGCTCATCGCCCCTTTCATCGTCGTCCGGATGCCCATCTTGTTCGTTGCAAAGGCATTCATCACGACGCTTACAATGTAATTCTCTCCGTCAAAATTGGTCTCGGTCTGCTGTGCGTCCATCTGCATCCCGCTCTCGTTGTAAAGATTCACGATGACATTCGGTATACCACCCACAGCAGTCCCTCCGGCAGTCCCCGGGGAAACATATCCCCCCTGCGCAAAGCATGATACCGCGCCGGTGTTGATCGCGTTCAATGTGGGAACACCGATTCTCCGTACCGCGTCCGCATTGATGACGAACTCCCCGTTGGAGAGCATCGCCGGAATGCTGTCGCTTGTCGCTGTGCCTGGACCGGTAATGAAGCCGCCCTCTGCTTTTCCAGGCGCCCTTGGGAACGCCACGTTATGTCCACCGATCGGTGTGTTGACCATATTCCCGCCGCCTATTGGAAGTATCCAGCTAAGGAACTGGTTCACCACCTGTGCCGCCATGGTCTCCGCGATACTTTTCACGATGGAATCCAGAAGGCCGTTCAACAGGTCCATGAACGCATCACCGAAGGATTTCTGGCCGGTCAGCACATTTTTAAAGAAACTCTCGAAACTGTTTTGTGTATCCAGCACGATATCCGCCATGAGTTCCTTCGTGGTTTTGTGGGTCTGCAGCCAGTTGTCATAATACCGTTTCATGATGCCCTGCCGGGTGTTGTATGCGTTCAGCACTGCCGTGTTCTCTTCCGACAATGCCTCCTGCAACCTTTCTATGGAGTTGGCCTTGTGTGCGTCATCAATCTCCGCCAGGATGTCCTTGCACTGCGTATGGTACGCGATGAACTCATCCTCGTACTGCTTCTCTGCCGCCGCAATATCCATGGCAGTCTGCTTCGCCAAAGAGAGTCTGCCGTCTGCCGTGATCTCATAGGCAGCACCGGTCTCCTCCAGGTTCTTGACGAACCGGGCACGTTCCTCATCGGACATCCCGATGTATTCCGTTTCGAACTGGAACCACCGTTTCCTGATTTCCTCAACCGCTTTCTCATGTTCTTTCTGCATCCCGTACACAGCCTTTTCCGCAGAGGTCATGTAAGCCGTCTGCAGGGAGTTGCTTTCCCGCATGGCCTCGTTTATTGTCTTCCGCATGGAAAACTCCTGTTCCAGACTGTTCTGCAGTTTCTGCCTGCGTTTCAGTTCCTCTTTCTCCGGGTCTTCCGCTTTTCCGGACGACCCCTTGCTTCCACCGCCGCCTCCGCCTGAACTACCGGCGTTGGCAAACATGTCCTTGAACTTGTCGGTATCTATTTTATTTGATTCCGGTTTCGGTGTCGCCGGATGTTTCCGTTCATAGGCGGCCTGCAGCATGGATATCTCGTCATCTTCCAGCACCTGCGTTTCCGTATAGGTATCAAAGGCATCCTCGGCATCCATGTTGATGTCGCGGCGGTAAAACTTCCCGTCATCGGCACGGCGGTACTGCTGGCCGTCGATGGAATAGATGTCACCGCCCGTGAGTCCCTGTTCCTGTGCCTGTTGCTGCTTGAACGCCACCAGCTTCTCGAAGGCGAACGCTATGGCAGCCGCCACGGCATACCATCCTCCTACCAACGCCCACACGCTTTTAGTCAGAGAACCTACAGCACCTTTGGCTGCCGCCGATGCCGTCACCATCTGTGCCCCGGCAGCCTTTGCCGCAGCCCCGGTCGTGGCGATGGCCTGTACCTGCCCTGCCGCCGACATCTTCGCCTCGGCGTTCATCTTCCGGTACGCAGCCCGCATCTCCGCCTCGATCCGCGCAGAGGTCTCCGCGTACTTCATCTGGATCTTCATGCAGGACTCGGTGATGGCTTTTTCCTTCTCCGCTTCCGTGATCTTACGGGCAGCCACTTCCTTGGCCATCAGCTGCTCTTCCTTTTTCTGTGCCGCCTTCAGCATATTAAGCCGCCGGGTGATGGCAGCCTCCTGTGCTTTGGAGAGCGCCTCCACCTCTGCCGCAGCGGTTGCTGCCGAACCGGTCAGACCCCCTGCCTTCGCTATGGCCTGGAGCACCTTGTAGGTCACGGCAAGCTGTGCAAGGCTCGTCCCAAGGGAAACGATCTCTTCCCTGTTCCCTGCGATAAGTCCTGCGGTATCCGCCAGCCCCTGTGTGATGGCCGGAAGGTACTCCCCGACGATCGGGGCAAGCAGTGCACCGCCTGCCATGGTCAGCTGTTCCAACTGCGCTTCGGTCAGCTTCAACTGCCGGTTGATGTCCGACATCTGCTCCGGATCCAGCCCGATACCCTTTATCTTCGCTGCATCCTCCGCCGCCTCGTTGTATTTCATCAGGGTCTCTGTCAGCGCCATACCCCGGACACCCAGGGTGTTCATGATGAACTCCTGCCCGTATCCGGCTTCCGATGCCGCCCGGTATCCCTGTGCCAGGTTCTTCAGCTGTTCGTTTAGGGGAAGGAGTTTCCCGTTGTGGTCAGTCAGCGACACCCCGAGGGAATCCAGAATGGCGCGGGTCTTCTCTGCCTTCTCCCCGCTCCCGGTGATGGTGCTGTCCAGACGCATCATGGCGCCGGAAGCCGTGTCCACATCCCCTCCGGCCAGCTTCACCGTCCGGGAGAACATCTCTGCCTCGGCTGTAGATATCCGCAGTTTCTCCGACAGGTCTTTTATACTGTCACCGGCAGAAACCGCACTTGAGATAAGGGCGGTCAGGCCGAAGCCGCCCCCGGCCAGCACCGCCGCCGTATTGAATTTTGTGATGAGGGAACTGACCTTGGACGCCGTGCCTGTAAGCGCCTCTTCGAACCCGGTTACCGGGTCCCTGGAAAAGGTACGGTCTATATCCCTTTTTGCGGTTTTCAGTTCCTTGCGGAGGCCGGAGCTGTCCGCCCCGATCTTCACCATCAATGCGGTCAATACTGACATGTCATTCACTCCTTAACGCCCAGGCGAATTCCTGTTCCAACACCGCCCGGTCGGTTTCCTTCTTCTGCTTTGCAGCAAGCCGTTTCTTTTCTTTCAGTTCTTCTTCCGTCATCCACAACGGATCCACGATATCTTCCAGCAAGATTTTTGAATCCTTTTTCAGATACGGGGCAATCACAAACGACAAAAAATAGGCAGTCCGGAAATCCTCCTCACGCCGCTGCCGGTTCACGGCTTCCAGCATGATCAGGAATTCTCCGGGCTGCATCTCCTCGAACTCATGCGGTTTCAGTCCGATGGCGTAGGCCACCGGCTCCGCCATCCGCACCCATTCCGCAAAACCCGTCAGGCCTTTTCCAGCACCTTCCGGATCTCTTCCCTTTTTGCCGCCGGCCCCTCCGTAAAAAGGTTGGTCGCATCGATCGCCGCCAGGATGTGCGCATTCAAAGTGTCCAGCGTCCCGCCGCTGTCGCAGTACCGCTGGATGAACTCGTAGGGGTCCTTGTCCTCCGGCTGCTTGTCCTGAAGGCCGTACTTCACGCCAAGCTGTGTGAAGTGGATGGTCATCAGCCGGAGCCCCAGCGCCACGTTCGGCGTGAACAGAAGGTTCAGCGAGAACCCCAGTTCCTGTTCCATCTCCTTCAGGCTGCGGATGTTGAACAGGAACTCACACTCACGGGCGCCGTTGTTGAACGTGATTGATTCCTTCATGTGTTAGTTGCCTCCTGCCGCCGTGATCTCGGAAATCTCACCGACGCCCTCCATGGTCGCCTTGATGGTGGCGATGCCGTCATGGGGATTGTCGCGGGTGAACTCCGTGATGTATGCCCAGCCGATCTGGTACGAGGCATCCGGATACACGAACTTGGCGTGTACCTGCTTACCTTCACGGAAACAGTGTTCCATAACCTGCGCCCCTTCGTCACTCATGATCTGCAGGCCGTCAAAGCTTGACTTCCAGCTTTTCAGTCCCGGCTTGTTGGCAGTCCATCCGCCGGAGCCTTTATGGGATGCATCCAGGGAGTTGGCGCTCATCTCGATGGTGGAGTTCCGCTGGCCGCCCACCAGGGCGAAGGCCTCTGTCGTTCCCGACCCGCTCTTTCCGATATACAACAACACATCCTTGCCGGCTTCCGCGATATTGGTATCGGGATTCTCCGGCAGGTTCTGTAACTCTTGTGCCGTTAATCTGCTCATTGCTGCACCTTACCTTTCTGTAATGTAAATTGGACGGTCGCCGTCCCATGGTAACCCGTCACGGATTCCGGCCAGGTCTCCACGGATTCCAGTTTCGTCCCGATTATGTGATACCCCTCGATTTCCAGATCTGCCCCGTAGTAGGAAAACAGGATGCAGATGTCGTTCAGGATATCGTTCATCTCCTGTTGCTGGTTCCCGTCCGCCCAGACTTCGATGCCGGCGGTCGCCTGCCAGATGACCGCTGTCTTGTTTCCGACCGGCCGGAAGGTCATCGCACCAAGGGTGATATACGGAAGTGCCGCCCTTTCCGGCACATCCCCATATACATCACAGGACTGACCGTCTTTCAGCAGGGCGAACAGGGCTGTCCGCAGGGCGACCTGCGGTATGTCTTTTATCCGTATCATTTCAATGCGTCCTCCATGTTCCTTACGATGTTCGGCCATTCGCTGTCCGCCGCTTTCTTTAAAAACGGCTTCGGTTTCATCTTCCCTGACTTCAGGATGCCACGGTAATACCGCACCTTCCCTTTCCAGGTGAACTTCAGCACCTTCCCTTTCCGGGAATAGGTCAGCCTGTTGTCCGTGCCATATTCCACCAGGGCGGAATGGGGAGCCGTAGAGGTAACAAGGCCTTCCCGGCCATCTCCCACCACCGAACTTTTGATGCCCTTACGCAGTTTCCCCGTAGGACCTTTCGGGGCAGCCTGCACCGCCCTGTCCCTGACGGCTTTTGTCCCGTCAGCGATGACCTTGCGGATCTTCTTCTGCTTTTCGGCATCATATTTATCGATGTCACGGATGGCATTGGAGATGACCGAACCCATGTTGACCTTGATCGTGAACATCCCGCTCATGGCCTGACCTCCTGTGTGGTAAGCACATAGACGGAAGGGTTCCCGCGGTCCACATCGATGACCTCATAGGTATGGCCGCCATACTGAATCCTCCAGCCTTTTTCAACCGCGCGGGGACGGATGCGGATGCCCTGGGTGACCAGCACCGCCGCCCCGTCGTCCGCCACCACCCCGGTGGAGACCCGTTGCTGCAGGAACTCCGCCCATATCTTTCCGTCATCCGTGAAGGTCACCGGAGCACCCAGCCCGATATCCGTGCCGAGGGTCTTTTTCAGCACCGTGACCCGGTGCCGGAGTTTGGAAATGTCCATATCTTAAAACCCCTCCTTCCGCACCCCGAACAACAGGGAGCGGAGGGTCAGGGTCAGGGCGTGATGGTCCGCTTCCTCCCGGTGTTCGTACAGATAAGCTGTCGCATACAGAACTGCGGTCTTCGCCGTATCCCCAAGAGTTGCAAAATCTTCTGCATCTTCTATCCGGGCCACATCCATGCACAGTTTTTCTGCCGACTGGGACAGGCCTGTAATCAGGCCGTCCTCCTCGTCAGTATCTACCCGCAGGTAGTTCTTCGCTTCCTCCAGTTCCAGAAGCATGACCATCACCCTTCCTTATATCAGCCTGCCGATACTTTCAACAGCTGTACTGCTTCCGGCAGGATCAACAGCCCGTCCACACGTTCCTTCATCACAAAGCCGACCATACCGTTGCCGGCGAACAGTTCCTTCAGTTCCTGGAATGCCCTGCGGCCACGGTCACCGATGTTGTAGTAGTTGTAATCACCGAAGGCCATCGCCACGTTCCCTGCAGCCAGGACCGGTGCGAACTGCGAAGTGTGGATAGAATAACCCAACAGGGTATCCGGCTGGCCCGCCTGCAGGGAAGGCTGCCACAGATAGTTCCCGTTGTCGTCCTTCAGCTTGCGGATCACGCCCAGCGTCCCGTCATTGGTGATGAAGGATGCGTTCTTGCGGTACGGGCGTTTCAGACTGTACACCAGGTCGATAACGTCATCCGCCGTAATGTCCACGGAATCAATGGTCACCCCGGTCTGGGCATCCCTGAACAACCCCTTCGGCTTGCCGGTACCGTCACCGTTCAGGAAGGCGTCTTCCTCTGCGTTCGCCAGCGCCTTACCGAATTCTTCGATGACCCAGTTTTCCAACTGGAAGGCGTTGTCATACAAGAGTTCCTCGGTAATCTTGACGGCCACATGCAGTTTGTGGGCATCCAGGAACTTCTGATCGAAGGTAGCATCCCCGAAGGTCAGCGCGCCGCCCTCTTCGACCCACAGTGCCGCAGGCTTGGTGGCCACGATGTTAATCTTGTGCTGGCCGCTGGTTTTCAGCGGATGACCCAGCTTGCGCAAAATGTTTTCTTCTTCCAGCACGTCCACCAGTCGGCCGTCGAGTTCATCCGGCACCAGGTAACCGCCGCTTTCGTCGACGCCTTCCATCAGCACATTTTCCACTTTATGGAAATTGGTACGCAGTGCCTTCAGCATCGCATTCTTGTAGGCGTCAGATGCCGTGCCTTTCTTTTCCTCCGCGCCTGGTACCGCCGTCTGGGGTTTGCCGGTCAGCGGGCTGGAAGTCGGCAATGCGAACTTCTTGTCCAGTTCGATCTGCTTTTCCAGACGGTCGATGGTCTTGGTCATCTCCTTGATGTCCGCCTCCATCTTTTCATACGCTTCCGCGTCGGCGGCAGTCATCTTGCCGTCCTTGTCGGTATGGTCTTCCAGGAATTTCTTCGTGGATTCCCACAGCCTTGCGCGTTTTTCCAACATTTCAGTAATAGTCATAGCCATAGTTGTTTCCTCCCTTAATGATTCAATAAATTAAGCCGCTCCGTCAGTGGTGCGGCTTCTACACGGTTGTCCGGCTCTGCCGGTTTGTCAATAATGTTGAACTTGCCCAGAAACGAGTTGACGACGGTCAGCCTGCCGAACAGCACCGCTTCCGGCACATCCTTTTTATCGGAATCGCCGGTGTATAAAATGTCGTCCGCAAATCCCAGCTCTACTGCCTTTTTGGCGTTGAACCAAGTCTCTGCGTCCATCATGTGGGCAATCTTTGTCCGGGACTGACCCGTCTTCAGTTCATAGGCGTTGATGATGCTCTCCTTGATTTCATCCAGCATGTCGATGGCCTGCTGCATGACCTTCTTATCGCCCATGGCTA